AGCTGTAAAGACTCGGTTCATTGGATAGCTGCAACATAATGGCGATAGATCGCTGTTACTCGGTATCGAGTGGCTCATTTCAAGCTCACCGCCGCATTGGTCGCAGCGATACAGGTAACTAGGCATTATCGCTACCCACTAGGCAGACGCCCATAACTCCGCAAACCGTACACTCTAGAGTCTTAACTCCCGGCGGGAGTAAGTCTGTCACTATGCGTTCGACCTGTAACGTTTCGCGTTTACAGCGCCGACACTCAAATTTCAATTTGTCCATAGTTTGACTCCTTTAGATTTTCCATTGAGTTTAGATTGTCTTGGCTAACCCACCATGATTCGGTCTTATCATGCTTAAACCTAGATGTCTTAGCTGCTCGAATCGGTATCCAGCCCTTGACGTAATAGGTTGGCGATTCGCCTACGACTAGAACCGCTAAATCCTCGCTTCGATCTCTAGGCTGCAAAATCAAATGACCGTCTAGCCAGCGCGTATGCTTAATTTCGATCCTGTTGCCTATGTCTGCTCGAATTTTGAACTTGTCTAGTTCGATCTTAAAGTTCTGGATTCCAAAGAACTTAGCAGCTGCTATTTCAGCACCAAACGCCTCAGCTGTACGCTTGATCGAGTCGTGTATGTTGCCGCGCATAGCTTGGTCATGGAAGTAATAGTTTTCCTCACCTTTAAACTCGCATGTAAACGCGGCGGCAGCCGCTTGAACTTCCTCGTCCCGCGTAAGGGTGATTTTGTTTATTCCCATATCGCACATGTCCGGTTATTGTCTGGGCAGACCCAGCCTTTGTACGGCTTGCCAGTCTTACCGACTCCCTCTTTCCGAATCATTACGCCATGCGCGCATGATCGCCCGGTCAGTATCCCGCCGATCTCAGCAACGGCTTTAGTCATGTCCCATGGATCATAAGAGCCATTAGGTAGCGCTTCACTAGCTGCTGCTGGCGTAGCGACTGGGCGTTCGACTCGCTTCATTTCCTCAAACGACGGGCGATTTTGATTTTCGCTAAACTTGCTTAAACCGCCAGTATGTAATGCTCGACCTATTGCTGAGGTTGATCCGTTCTCGAGTGGAAAGCGATTGGCGTTCGATCTAATTTCCTCGGCGAAATCTGTCGCGAAAGGTAACTGGTCGGTTACTTCCTTGTAAATGTCCGTCTGGACTATATATCGAGTCCCGTCCTGAAATACAATGTTAACGTCGATTCGACCGTTTGGATATTTAGCCCAGAACTTCTCGATCCGCTCAGCTACGGACTCGTAGCCCTCTAGTGGGATCGCCATTAGTAGCTTCTAACGCGATCAGTAGCGGCACGAAGTCCAGCTGCTCGACCTCGGTTAAAGCCGTCTTTGACGCCCTCTTTGTAACCAATAGTCCAGCCGACTATAAACCAGCCGACACTACAAGCGACGACTACCACCGCTAATTCCAATATAGTAAACATGTTAGCTCCCGATTCCGGGTGCGACTTATTCGCTCCCTAGTTATAGGGTGAACTAAAAGTCTGACATTTACAAGCCTTACGCGTATTTAACGGCGTGTCGAGTTGCTTAATAACAAGCTGTAAATTTCATCGACACGACCCTCGAGCCGCGAAATTTGATCCTTGACGCTTGACCCTGAATTCGGGCGAAGCTCGCTTAGATAATATTTAACTAAATACCGGATACCGGTTAGAAATGCCACTAGGAGCGTGACTATTGCCACGCCCATAGCAGCCCAGTCGCTTGCGTTCACTTAGCCTGAGCCCCAAACGCAGCGTCTTTAGGATTCGAGTAACGCATTAAGACAGGTACGATCCCAGCAAATAAGCCCCACGCCAATTTTTTGGGATCTGTTTCGCCAGTCATGTAAACGGCTAGCATTCCCGCGATTGCTGAACGCCCATAACTAGCACCGATAGCCTTTAGTTGTTTCATTACTTTTCTCCTAACCCCAGAGCTTCGATTAGCTCTCGGACTTTTTTTGGACTTACGTTGATTTCAAAGTGCATTTCGTCGGCACGATTCTTATAATCGCCGCCCCAGAATAAGCCGTACTTCTTAGCGAGTGCGCGAAGCATTGGAACTTTCTCCGCTGGAAATGTGCCGCGCTTTCCGAGAACGTGCTTTGTAGCATTAAGGTCGATAGCTGTTCCGCTTGAGTGACATGAAAGCCGATCAGTTGAACCGCGAACCATACGAAACGCGTAGCCCCAGTCGTCAAGCTGTCCGCCGTCGATCGGCTCGATCAGCTCGTTGAACTCTTTACAGAATCCGACGATCAAAGGTGCGACAGCTTCGGCGCAGCGAATCTTTAAAGTCGTCCCCGGTATCGCGTAAGACTTGATTCCGATTTCCGCTTGATCCTTGGAAGCCGTCCAGCCGTTATAGCTTGTAAGTTTCATGACAACAATAGAACGGCTTCCTCGGCTGTGATTCCGAGTTTAGTTAATAGAGCAGCTTTAGCGTCTTGAACTTCTTTTAATGCTGCCGCTGTTTTTGCTGGTATCTGTTCAATTTCCGATTCTATTGCTTCTAACGTTGGCGGTGTTCCTTCGGATAACCAAATAAGATCGGCGTAATCGTCGCCGGATAAAGTCCACTCAGCGTTGGGAACTAGATTTTTGAGAGCTTTGATAATTAGTTCGTGAGTCATGGTGTCACTTCCATTAGAGTAATCGCGGCATTTCCCGCTAAGGTGAACGTTCCGTTATCGGCTTTATATTGAATTTTGTAAGTTGTTGCCGATGTTGTTGCTGGGCTGTCAATGTAGGAAAGACCTAAGCTTCCATACATTTCATAAATTAGAGTTCCACCGCTACCGCCGCCAACATAATATCCGACGGGACTTCCTTCATTTTGAATTGCTGACGCGCCTCTAAATAATTTAACTCGCCCATATTTAGTGCCGCCGTCATTTGTTTCAGTTCTTAATCCGACGACCGTAACTAAAACCAAAATCTTATTTGACGCCGATGTTGGAGTTATTGAAAGCGTGATTGTGCTATCGACGAAAGTCGCCGATGTTGTTGATTGTGATGTTGTAATGTTTGCGCTCTTAACTTGTACGACAGAATTACTTGGCAAAGTTTTCCACTCGGGAGCCGTTGCGCCTGAATTGACCGCTAACACTTGATTAGCCGTACCGATTCCTAAACGTGTTGGAACTGTGGCGTTTCGATAAATTATGTCGCCCGCTGTGGTAACTGTTGACTTAGCGATCGCACCGTCGGCTAAGTCGTAAGCCGCTTTAGTTGCTGTTGGTGTTGACGCTAGAACGCTCGAAGTAGTCGAAGTTGAATCGCTAAGCTGCACCGCACCAACCACGCTAGTCGTAGCAGCGTTAATTCCAATAGTTACAGCGCCAGAGCTGCCGCCACCTGTAATCGGGCTAGTTACGTTAACGGCTGTTATATCGCCCACGTCATTAGTTATCCATGTAAAATCCATGTCGGCATTTGTAGCCTTGGATAAGATTTGACCGGTAGTGCCGCCCTTAAGATCAGCCATAGACGTATCGACCGCCTGACCAAATACCTCAAAATCAGCTGGTAAATCGGTAACTAAGTCCGTCGGCGTTGGCATTTGCCACCCGAAGTTGCTCGTTGGGTTTGTCATGTTTTCTCCTTATGCCACGACCAACGCGGTTTCCCACGTCAGAGTTCCGGTTATAGTATTCCACGATTCTGCCGCTGAAACTTGCTCCCACTTCAAAGCTTGAAGCGAATAACTAATCGGCGAAAGATTTAAAGTAATAGCAATTTCGTTATAGGCAGCCTTAAACGTCCAGCCCTCGACGAACCCTAGAAACGTACCCGACGCCATGTTTGGCGGTAAGTCGCTGATTCGTAGCGGTAAGCCCATAAATACGTTAATAAGCGAATCGCGATCTTGGTCGTCTAGCTCTGGATTTGTAAGCTGGTAAGTGATCGACGTGAAGTTCGCTTGAGGCGTAGCTCTTAGCGTTAAGTAAAAATCGGCTTGATCTTGTGCGTCTGTTGCTTTGTCTAGTGTGGTCGTGATGATCTGGGCTAGGCGACCGTATTGCTCGATCGACGGAATATCCTCAGCGTTTACTTCACTAGAGCCGTTAGCCTTATATTTAATGGTTATGTCATTACGAACGTCGCCAGCTCTAGTCTGAATCTTGAGCCCGTTAAATAGCGCATTGTTAGCGGTTAAATCTGTGTAGCCATTAGTGGCTAACTCGATCGACCTATGAGTCGAATCCGCGTAGCTGATAAGTCCGCTCGCGTCCTCGTATATGTAACCTAGTCCGCTAGTGGCAAGCGCTGAAACCAGCGAATAGACGTCGGTTCGATTTGATGATCTGGCTGAAAGTTCGTAATTGCCTGGTCGATCGATCTCACCTAATCCCACGTTAGCAGCTGTCGCCCATGTTTCGGTTGGATTGTAGTTCTGCCATTGTTCGGCTGCTGGAACTTCGCCCCAGTTATTTAATAGTAAATCTTGTAGGATTTCCCAGATTTGATCGCCGTCGAAATCCTTAGCCAGAATTCCGTCGGTTAGCGCTTTAGGCAAGCGGCTTAGCGCTCCTAGAGCTGTAATGTTAAGGGTTTGATTTATTGCGACGTTACCAGCTGTCGAAACTTCGATCCCGAAATCGACGATAGTTCCGCCAAAAATAGGTACGAACGTATTAGTCGAATCTTTTAACTCGATCGAGACTGAGTCGTTTATGTTTATGTTGACGATCGCCTGATTTAAATTTATCAGCTGTAAATTACAGTAGCCCGCTTGCGCTTGCTGATAGATATTATCGCGACCACTGGCGATAGTTAGATTTGCTAGAACGTACGTCGTATATTCGACGCCCTGAATCTTTACGCGCCAAACTGGATTAAATACGGTCATATTGCTAACGCCCTAGCGCCATTAGTGCCGCGATAGAAACTATCGTTTAAAGTGTTGACGATTGTTCGAGCTGTACCCTCAGAGTCAATCGCTCCAGATACGTTGACGTTAATGGTTGTCGGCGGTGTAAGTCCGGCTTCTCTTTGACGAATTGCGAACATGCGCTCGCCGACGTCTGTTCCGACTGGCACGACTGGCGGGATAAATCCTGATTCCATTTGACGGATTCTGAACATTTCTTCGCCGATGTTGCCAGTAGTTCCGCCTAAGCCCGCTGCCAGTTCGTCAACGGCGGCGGTCGTAACAGTTTTCGCAGCTGCCTTAGTGGCTTCCGCTGTAATGGCTGCGGTCTCTTTCGCTACTTGCTTGGCTACGTCGCCCACTTCTTTTTTGATTTCATCTTGAACCGCTTTAGCTGCTGCTGGAGTAACAGTCTCAGTTTTTGCGCCTTTAGTTAAAACTATGGTCGGAATTAGTGAAATATCTTTTCCGCCGAATAAATTGTTTACAGCGTTATAGCCTTTTATCAGTAAGTTAATGGTTGCAATCGCTAAGTTAATTCCAGCGACGACGCCTGAAATTGCAAGGCTCACGCCGTCAATAATTAGTCCGACGCCTTTAAACGCAAGCCCTAAAGTCGTGCCGATGATTGGCGCTAGGATTTTTGCAGCTCCGCCGATTACTCCGATGACCGCGCCTAAAAATGTAAATACCGCGTTATTGTCCTCGACGAAACCTTTCAGCTTCTTAAATACAGTATTTAATCCTTCGATGACTGGAGTTAAGGTAGCCTTAAAGATAGGGACTAAGAAATCTTTAACGAATCCCCAGAGACCTTTGATTGCTGGAAGTAAAGTCACGCTTAATAGATCGGCGTAACTTTTAAATAGTGGGACGATGTTTTTTGTGAAGTAATCCCAAAGCTCGGTAAATACCGGAATTACTGAATCCTTAACGAAGTCTGAAATGTTTTGAAAGATTGGCTTTAATGAGTCGCCGACTTCCCCGGCTAATTCTGTGACGACTGGAATAACCTTATTGACGAATAAGGTAACTAACGGAGTAATCGCGTCGAGTACGAATCCGCCGACTGTTTCCTTGCCCTCATCGAACGCCAGCTTTAAACGATCCATTTTGCCCGCGAACGTTTCGGCTTTTTCAGTAGCCTGTCCGCCGAAAGTTTCCGCGAGCTTGCCCGTAATTTCCTCAAGGCTCATAGACTTAAGATCAGCTGCCGAGATTCCGATTCCGAGTTTTCCGAGCGCTCCGGTATTGCCTTCTACGGCTTTACCTAACGCATTAGATACCGCCTCGAGTGACTTACCCGTACCCGCTGAAATATCAAAGGCTAAACTAGCTAGTTTTTGGGCTTCTCCGACGTCGCCAGTTGCTCGGGTTAATCGTTCTAGGGCTGGACGTAATTCGTCGTCTGTAATGCCCAGAGATAGCCCTTGAGTGGTAATCCATGACTCGGTCGCGGCTATCTGTGCGTCGGTTGCACCTGTGACGTTTTCTAAAGTAGTTGCGAGCTTTGCTTGAGCGGCTTCGTCCTCGATTGCGGATTTAACGCCGTCAACCAATAGAACGCCAGCATAAGCGAGCGCAGCTGCTCCAGCTACGGCGAACGCGGCTCCAGCTTTAGCGCCGAAGCTGCCTAACTTACTTCCGAAAGAATCGGTATCGTCGCCCGCTTGAGTCAGTCCCTTTTTCAGGTTATCGACGTCCGCAAGGATCGAGAGCTTAAGCGTTCTTGATCCGTCAGCCATTAGTCGAACCTCTTAACTATTGAAGTGAAAGCTTTTTCCCACTCAGCAATCAGATAACTTTGCTCAGCTCTTAAAGTTGGGTAAATAAAATATCCCGTCGATCCTCGCCCGGTTGATCCCGACCAGATCGGGAATTGCTTAAATTTATTCGATCCGAATTCTGAGCCGCCCCATAATTGCTGAGTCGTAGCGCCGCCGCTGAATTTCTGAGCTGCATAACCGAAACCGATTTCGCCAATTTTGGACGACTTACTAACTCTCGAACCCTCAGCGATTCGACTAGCTACCGGAGCCGAATTTAATTGACTAGCTGCCGAGATGACTTTAGCTTGTAAGTAACTCGCAAGCGCTCCTGATTGAGTCTTAGCTTGAGAAATTGCTTCATCGTCCATAGCCTTAAAGGCTCCAGTAATGGCGCGGAGTTCGGCTTTGTCGTATTGAACGACTTCCTTACTTTCCGCCATTTCGCTTCTCCATTATCTCGAGCGCTGTCAATATATCCGCCGCGTCCACCCACTCACTCATCGGAATTCCTGTCGCGATCGACAGTTCGACGATTAGATAATTTAGGCTTCCTCGGCTATGGCTTTTGGGGCTTCGTCATTTCCGACCGTAATATCGACCACCATGTCGCACCATACGTCGTAAGGCTTTACTGGCTTACCAGCTGCCTCACGCTTTAAGGCGTTCCATGCTAGAAACATTAAGTCGGAAATTCCGATTTTCTCCTGAGCCTGTTGGATTGTGAATCCTGTTTTCTGTTCCCACTTGGCAAACTCAGGTGGCTGAGCTGTTGTCGTAGTAACTTTTCCGTCAGTTGTTTCGATTTGGATTTGTAGTTTCATGCTCCCGATTTCTTTTCTTTAGAGTGTTGGTGTGGTTACGCAAGTGAAGCTGAGCGATACAGTCTGAGCGTCCGGAGCTGTTCCGCCGGCGCTTGGGAAAATTGGCTGCACGTCAAAGTTAAATACTGATCCGCTTGCAGCTGTGAAAACGACTGAAAGTGGAGTGTTTGGAGCTGTATCCGCAGCGTCCCAAAGTGAATTGCAAAGTGAGCCGCCAGCTGTCCAGTCCGCGAGCATTTCGACCGCGAAAGTACCTTGTGAGTCAGTAGTGTAATAAGCCTTACCGTCTAGTGTCTGGTAAGTGTTAATTGTTGACTCGATAGTTAGAGTCGCGCTTGTTGCTTGAGCGTCATAAGTTGCACCGTCGATTGTGAAAGTTATGTCGCGTCCCGTTACGATTGTAGTTGGCATTTGTTCTCCTAGTTTTCTTGCTTGTAGTAAGTGGAAACGTCAATATCCGAAGTAAGGAAATTACTCGAACCTAACGCAGTAATCGACGGACGCGAAACGTCGCCGACAACGTATCCCGACGGAATAGCCGCGAGAATTTGTAGTGATAACTTCTCGAGATTATCGAGAGCGCCCGCGTTATTGTTAAACGCGACGGCGGCGGTGATTGTAAAGTTAATTTTGACCTGAACTGAGCTGCTAATTAGTGTCGTTTCGAGATAAGGCGTTCCGGGAATAATGATCGCAGCTGGAGCGATCAAGGCTTCTGGTACTGATTCGTAAACCGACGCAGCTACGCCAGCGAGAGCGGTCGCTAGCGGTGCGCGGACGTTAGCCTGAATACTTGTTGGAGTCGGCATTTATTGACCCATAGTTTCGACGTCAATAAACGGAGCTAATAATCCGATTACACGATTCTGTAATGAGCGACCTAGCACGAACGGCGACGGTTGGAAATCAACCTGAGCCGAAGTATTGCCCGGAGCTGTGATCGACTGGAAAACTTCTACCGCTACGACTAATAGCGCCGACTTTACAGGCGCGACGGCTGAATATAAATCCTCAGCTGTTGAGCCATTAAGTACGGCTAATCCAGCGGGAATCTTTGGCGTGAAAATTTGATCCGGTGCGGCTGTTGCTGTCGTGAATATGTATGGCGCGATTCTGTGATCGTTAACTGTTACGGTTAAATCGAACGCATTTCCGCAGCCTGAAATAATTACAGCTTGACCGGGAACGAAATAGTTAATCCGTTGAGTCGTGTAAAACGCCATGCCGTCTTTGACTTCGATCCCTGTAATCGCTGACTGATAGCCAGTTAATAGCGGAAGGATCGCACCCTCAGCGCTTGCAATCATAAGATCGAGATACGCGTCAGGGTAAAGAGAATCGCTAACGCCTAAAACGGCGCGAAGTTCGTCCGCGGTAATAATTGGCATTAGCGATCCTCTCTCTATTCTGCTCGGTCGCCTCGGGAGCGAAACGACCGATGATTATTTATTTACGCGAGATTGTTCCAACGTGCGCCTAGTGGCACCTTTGGAGCTAGTGCGCCGTAACCATAGTAAAGAATGTCAATGGTT